GTGAAAGATCCTCAGTTTATGGGGGCGTAACAACATAAATTGAATTCCTTAGATTAACTAAGGGATTAAAGAATGCTGACAGCCCCACTGAGGTGTAAAAACTAAAGTCTTTACCCGCTTTCACAAGTGAAACTTCAGTGGTGGGACTAGTGCTTCCTAAAGAAGCTATATTAGGTGGCAAGGGTGCAATAGATCCTACTACTGTGTAATCTCTACTCCCCATAGGCCCACAATAACAAAAATCATATCTATAATAAAATGGGATTCTCACATCCATAATACTCCATAAGGATAAATCCTGTACAGCCGACCCTCGTGCTACATATTGTCCCGCTGTAGCACCATATAAGGTTAGTCTATTATCCATATAGATAATAGGTTGATCTCCACCTGATAATCGCAACTTCCTATCTATCTGACCTGACCATAACCTATACATTTGAGCCATCTTGATAAGTGGAGGCATGTTGATGAATGTAGCATAGTTATATGAGGCAACTGTCATCCAAAAAGAGTCTCTAGAAGGGAGAGGATTAGATCCATATCTCTGTGCAATAGCATAAACATCTCCTATGGCTGCTTCTTCGTCATGGAGTGGCTTAGGTTCACAACCGCCCATGTATGTTATCTCTGCTTCAGATGTTCCAAATTTACCATGACCTTCAGCCTTGCAAATTTTCCTCTTCTTCTTTTCTTCCTTTGAACTAACTGCTGGGGCATCAGTATCTCCTCCACAAAATCCTTTAAATCTAAAATCTTTTCCGGCTCTTATAGACACAATGAAAGGTATCACCAATCCTCCTGTCGTAACTGGGCTGATAGAGGACACGGCACATATCAAATACATAGAATTGATATGATCACCCACATCTTCCCAAGGATAATTTCGCATAAAAGGAATATTGACTATGGTTTCTGTAGTACCTCTCACAGTTATTGTCTTGCTCCACAACACACCTATTGCTTTATCCCAACTAAGAGTTGGAGCCCCTAAAGGCATGCTATCCTGAGAGGGAACAACATACAGATGTACCCTGGCTGACATCAGAGAAGAAGGAAAGAATTGAAATCTATATTCCAAAGATCCTCTCCACTGCCTAAACATCGTGGACAAAGGTCCAAATTCTGCCATCCTGAAGGTACCTACATTGGCTGTAGTAATAGGATTTCTCTGCACATCCCCATAGAATATGGGATCCACTACAAAGTATACAGGAGTTGCCACTGTAATATTATTGTAGTATATCGGCTGAAATCTACGCAATCTGGCATAGATGTTATGTCTAACCTCATCCCTAAAATACTTTCTTGGATCTGGTACTCCTGGGCTCAATCTCTCATCTAGTGTTACTGATCCTCTCTCAGCTACAGGAGTAACTACATCACCATATGGGCTTTGCTTTACAGCAGTTCCTTGAGCTGTAGTGCTTTGCCCTGTTTTGCCTTTACTTTCCAAAGGTACTTGAGGAGATGCTGTGGGCACCTCCTTAGGCTCTGTTGTCTCACTACTAGGCATACTAAATTGAGTGCTATTCAATGTCTCAGTAGTATTAGAAGTCGTGTCCTGTATCGGAATCTCAGGTTCTCCAAAAAAATCAGAATAGTATTTTGATGTGGTATCATAAAAAGTCCATGCATCTTCATAAACGCCATTTATGCCTTTCTTACTATAATAATCAGAAGCTGCGTCAAATAACATTCCAGCAGCACTTTTAAGCATATGTCCTTCTCCTTCACAACACTTCTTCTTTTTCCCAGCTTTATTCTTTGACAAAGAAACGGTGGGCGTCAGACTCATTGGAGTCATGAATATAGGTGACTGGAGTCTGGCATAAACATACAACTGTATAGATGGTGTTGTACCATCTATATTGTATGCTCCAAACATGTCAAACCATAATGCACCAAAGTTGTACAACTGATCTGTAAGATTTGTTGTGTTGTCAATTGCTGACATAGGCATAGTCCAAGGCATATCTATCTCTATTGACTCCTGATCAGTCAAAGCTAAAGTAAATCCAGCAAAACCCAACTGATTATATTCGACTGTTCTATCACTAGGAGTAACAGCTCCAACCACCACCCCAAATGTTGTGGCAGGACATACAAGCTGTATTCTTAATTTTAATTCCGTCTTCCAGTATCTAAACTTACTTATAACTCCCCATAAGGGAGCTGTCAAGTTATCTTTGATCAATAGATACAAGGGATTAATAGTTTGGGAATAAGTAGCTCCCATAGTATCATTAAAAATCAAGTACTCTCTTTCCAATACTTCAGCTTTATCTTCACCTATACTAGGCATGTAACGCTTATCCTTTGGATTACCAATATTCTTCATATTGTTACATGTCCTATTCTCCTCTTCAGCTATCTGAAATTCTGTAATCTGGTCGACTACCACCTTGTCATCATTTGGCAAGGTCAATTTATTTTCTATCTTAACGCTATCTGCAGTAATTAAAAGAAACATCTTTGAGCTTACTACGCTCTAGATGGGAGATTTAATGTTCGAAACAGGGTCCTGATTTCCTCCAAAAATCAGTCCATCTTGTTCCGGTCGAACAACCGGCCTATTTAACCCATAGGTGGGGATCACTTAGTAATCAAACATTTCAAAGGGAATGTAATCAACATCATAAGATGTCAACATTCTACTATCCCTACTATATTCCTTGGTCCATCTCATGTATGATTCATCATAAGTCGGTAAGGAAATACCATACTCATCCATCATCTCAAAAGCTTTCAAAAACTCTTCTCTTCTCTGATTATAAATCTCATGGCCATAGAATAGATATTCTCTAAGAGCTGCTTGGCAATTTTGATACATCTGCTCTCTGGGTATGGTATCTTTCTTTATCCATTCTATCATCCCAAGTATTGATCTTTCTTGAAGTCTTCCTATCCATGATCCGTTAAATTTTTCCAAAGTACGTCCTAGAAATGTGTAATCCTTCTCTTCTACGTAATCAGGACATACCATATTCTTATTAGGATCAGTATAAATAACACCAAAATCTTCTAAGAATATCTTTTGCAAATTTTTCATAGTAAACTCTGGTATTGCATCAGAAGCACTCCAAGCTGAATCATCACCATGGAATTTTCTCCCTAAATAGTCTGGCATATTATTATACAAATCTGGGTACAATTTCATAAATGCCCATGAGTGTAATATATCCATCACAAAACAATTCAGAAAGCTAGTTAGCCAATTGCCAGATCCTTGACCTTTAAACTGCTTGTACAACCCGCATGTCCTCATCCAATAATAATTAAATAATGACATGCAGGCGCCATGCAGTCTATTGGCTTCCTTACTTTTCAAGTCAAAATGATAAAACTCATCATTAAAAAGTCTGAACAGTAAGTATCCGAAAATTGTAGCTATACTAGCATCCATGGCTTTAATATCTCCAGCTCCTTTTCTATGATTGGCGAATTTATACATTTCATCTGCTACAAGCTTGGCATCTACAGTATGAAAATTTATACCTAGAGCATAAGGTGAAAACACATCTTGTTTGATAATCTCTAAAGCTTCACCTACTGTAGTTCCAAGTACACACATCTGCATCATGTCGGCAACTGCGAACATTCTTGCCTTCATCTCTTCTTCTACTACCTTTCTAGGCAATAACTCATCCTTCAATGATTGTATATTTATAAATGATATTTCCTCTCCATTCTCCAATCTTCTTATTATCTCATCAAAATCTCCTTCAAACTCTTTCTCTATTTCTTGAGTCTCATGGTTAAATATCACAAACCGATCATTAAGATGAGGTTTTGCTTTACCATAATACCCTACCGACGTTCCTCTCTTCTGTCCTGAGGAATATTCAGATCCTAATAAAAATTCTCTCAGTGTTTTAAACTTACATCTTCTTCCTCGTCTATTAATCAATTTACTTATAGAATGTATCCACAAAACACTAGGCTTATTGTACACTATACGGACAAAATCTTTTGGTAATACGGGTGTCGATGTTTTACACATATTTTCGTTAGCTTTCCACCATGAGGACACTGTCAACTTAATAGGATTACCTTTTTCATCTTCCCCTACAAAATATCTTTCATCTCTTACTACCGGACACATTCCACTTTCAAATCCAGGATTGTAGCCTCTATCATTCCATGCTTTCTTAAATGGACTAACTACATAGTCTGTTTCCCCTGTTCCTTTATAAAATGTATTAAGCTTAGCTACAGGATTACAACCTTGCAAATTTCTATTAGGAGGTTGACTCATAATGGTAGGTTTGACATACTCAGGAAAATCATGATCTTTTAGAAGATGGCCATCAGCCACTCTATGAATCACACTCTTCTGAGCTATATCAAACATATCACTTGTCATTATTCCAACTAATCCATTGAGCGATTGCTTGTCCTTTCCAAAATAAAATCCTGATATTTTTACTTTTCCATTTTCATTTATACCAAAAACAGGAAGACCACAGTCTCCCCATGTACCTGCTATATCAACAGCAAAGTAATACTGAGCTTCTGTTAACCAGTCAGTTCTTCCTAACTTAACAGGGATATTCATCTTGAATGATTTTGTGCCATACTCAGAGTAAAGCTGATAGTTGTCATCAGAATGACCTCTTGCTGTGTATAATAAAAACTTTGACATTTTAAAAGGATCTGTAATACTATTTACCATATGGTGTCTTATATCTCTAAAACTTACCATTTGGTGATCAAGTTGCAGTATGCAGAGTTCTGAACCATCTATTACTGATATATTCACATATTCAGCAGCAAAACTCACTGATCCTCTATTCTCATTCTTGGTTCCCGTACACAATGGCACTACCACAAGCTCATCCCATGTAGTACTGATGGCAGCATGTCTAACTGTTACTAATCCTCTTTTTGATATCATAGTGCCAAACACCTCAAAAGTATCCATAGTTCTATTATTCTTGAATATCAGTCTAACACAATTTGACAGAACACTCTGGACTATACCCTTATTTTCATTCACTGATGAGTCACCGTTTCCTAGATGAAAATCTGAGTGAGCATCAACCGAAACATTAACTACTGTAGGCTTGGTAAATTCTTTTTTAGTAACTCTTCTAAAAGTTCTATTCTTCTGAACCTGCCTTATTTTAGAGGCTGAATGACTATCACCTTCCTGAGGCTCTCCCTGAGTATCTTCCGGCATAGCCAAGTTAACAATTGTGGCTATAGTTCCTATTATACATCCTACTATAAAGGCCGTTACTGATACTGCAGCACTGGCAATCATAGATGCCTTGGCCAATCTATTTGGATGAGTAAACTTCCATGAATAATTAGTACAGTCTCTAAAATATTCCATAAAATCCTTGTATTGAGTATTACATAACGATATCCTATCAAAACTTACTCTTTCAAATGCTATATTCCAAAATGATAGATCTATTTCATCTTTATAGTCTGAGTGTAAAAAGTAAAAATAAGTCCCATTGTCTCTCCTACGAACTAATAATGTACAAATATTAGTATTTCCAGCTATGAACAAACAAGACATAGATACTAACTTGTTCTTATAAGTTCTTGACCTTATAGTACTTTGCATAAGAGCTGCAGTAAAATAAATTCTTCTTTCCAATGTCCACTGCGGTATCTCATTATCCAAATTACAAGTCATAGTTCCTACATTCATCAAATTATCTTCAGGTAAACACTTAACTTCTACAGGACTATAAATTCCTTCATGGCCCTTCTTAAATTTATGATCCGCTGTTTCTCCAGGAAATTCTATACCATTTACGAACCTATATATCTCTTCCATCATGTGCCCCTCTCCCTCATTAACATGAGGAGCCTTTTCCTTACCTTTGTCCTTAGATATGTCAAAACTTTCTTCTTCTGAACTAGTATCTATTGAACTATAAAAGGAACTTGACAAGGAGTCATATGGCAATTCAAAGCTTTCACAAGGTACCTCCTTCAAATTATTGTCATAATCCATGAGAGTATCAATCATATTGTCTATATTCATATCATTCAGTATTATATCATTCAATGTTTTGTTATGATCAGACAAATACAAATTGCTTAAGGTGAATCTAATAAACTCAGAAACTTTCAATACAGTACCTGGCTTGAATGGACACCTATTTCGGGTATTTTTCTTTCCAGCTATTGTGGGAATAGGCATTATCTCTATCTTCCACAACTTGTCAAACACTGACCAGTCAGAAAGAGTTTGTCCTGAAAACATATCTTCAGGCAAACCTTCTCCTCTATGAAGCTTTATAGGTAACGTAATTCTGTCATAAACAGCATGATAATTAGCCAAACCTAGATGTTCAAATTCCTTCAAATCTCTATTGGATGTGTATACCACCAAAGGACTGGTAAATGTTGTTGTACCCTTATCTTCCACTCCTGACATATTCATGTGCATAGTACCTGTAGATATCATATCTAAAAGAATACTCATCTGAGGAGCTGTCTTTGCTGTATCTTTGTCTGCAAAAGCATCACTACAATAAAATATTGGTTGTCCAGCGTATCCATCATCATACTCACTCTCCTTAGGCTTTGACCAGCATACTAATTCTTCATCATAGTCCATATTGGCTTCTATCCTACCTGTTCTAACCTGATGCCTAAATACTGCCTTCTTAATATACGTAAGAAGCGTATCTTTTCCAGTACCAGAGTCAGCTGAGTATATGTAATAAAACATAGCCTCCTTACTCTTTGGCGGTTTAGGTGGTTTCAATGCCCCCATGAGTTTTCTCAAGTCATTTATCTTAAACTTTAAGGCCTTTAGGGCTGTAGATTCATGACCCTTTATATCATGTGAGCGAGTAAACTCAAACATACAACTGAGTTGATCCTCCAATGATTTCCTAAAGGAAGCACTTCCGACATACATCATTCTGAACTTGTTATTAACTAGATATTGATCTATTATAGCAATATATTTTTCAGCTTCTATATCAAAATCTTTCATTACCCATGATCTATCTCCTGTAATCCAATACATTACTTTTTTAAAAAACACAACTATATGATCTCCTATGTGTTGAGATTTTCTTTCTATGGAAGTTAAAAACCTTCTTACTTCAGGAGTCTGATCAGGAGCAAATGATGCTACCAAAGCCACTATCAAACTAGCTAATAACCCTTCTTCACTACATACCACATGACCTTCCCCATTCACATGTTCCTCTGATCTTTCCTCAAATATATACTCTATATCTCTCACATACTTCTTGTAAGAGAGAAAGTCATCAGAATCAGATTCATCTTCCATATCAACATTCAACCATATTCTAAGCAAGTGACCAAATTTGTTGAAATTTTCTCCTAACTCCTGAGCTATCTTCTCCAATAAGCCTACCATCATTACTATAAACATTCCAATCTTCTCTTTGGTCCATTCATACAATTCTTTAGCCTTATTAAACAATGCTTCAACACATTCTTCTATATACTGGTACAGGCTAGAGAAAAATTGTTTAATCTTATCCCAGGCTTCACCTAGCACTTTTCCTACTTCACTTAATCTAATGTTAACTGCTTCTCCTGCTACTTTAAGAGCTCCATCTGCTAACAACTTTATATTATTGCTATCACTTAAAAATTCCTCTAATGAACTCTTCATAAATCCTCCAAACATATGGCCTTCTCCTTCAATACATGGTGTTGCCTTATATAATCCTATATTTTTCCTCCACCGTCCATCTGTAATTACAGGTAAACATTTTCTGAATATTTTTGGCTTATCTAAGTCAAATTTCTTATAGTTCACTTTCTGACTTCTATTATCAACAATATAACCTGTTCTCAAATATTCTTCAAAATTCTGCCGTAAAACACATCTATATTTGTTCAAGAACCACTTATGCTGATACATTCTCTGATATACAGAACATATAGTATCATACATAAACAAATAATTGCTATAATCCGGCTTCAATTTACATCTTATTGCCAAACTTTTCAATGTATCATCCCCGATATCTCTCTTGAATTTGGGGCTCCTAGTAAATTTACTATTAATGATACAATTCTCACCTAAAGGTTTATAACCTTTACTCAGCAAATTTGTAACGAATCCTTTTTCATTCTTCTTAAGATCTATATTATTTGGGATTCCTTCTTTTCTCTCTATCTTCTTGTCAATAACCTGATTTTCATAAACTGACTTGGCTATACGTTGACTATTCATTAGTTTAAACATTCCATTGGAATCATAATAACCTCTTCTTACAAAATATCCTTGCCTATTAGCAAAATATATGTCATTCTCAGGGCACAAAACGTTCTTCTTAACAGGGCTTATTGAGCCCGTTTCTAACATTCCTTTAGCCGGGTCTATAATCTTATAGACTAATGACATGTAATCATCACTGTAGTTCAGTTTAACGGGAGTGAGCTGACTTCTTTCTCCGTCATTGACTGATTTAGCTTGATTTCCAGCAGCGGTATTATCTGTATTGCTGCTAGCGACTTCAACCTAGATTACTCGGCTCTAGGGGTGGGTTGTCGGCCCGTAAATTGCCCAGTCGAAATATTACGCCTACCTAATTCCATCGACAATAGGTGGCTCCATCAGATACATTGGATGGTTACCTGTATTCATAGATCATGAAATATGTTACGACCGCTTCGTGGCAAACCACGAAGCGGTCACAGGTGCTACTAATGTAATCACTTAGTGATGCACAGTCGTAGCGTGTAACATATAACAATCAAATACTTAACAGGATGTGTTTGTCCCTTACACACTAAAAGGAATCTTTTATGAAGAAAAAGATTATAAAACTCCATTATCAAGGCACGACCAGTATACAAGCTTGTTAAGATCGAGAAGCATACAGTTGAAATAACTACGCTTTCCCACACCTAAGTGCTTTTTTCTATCGTTTCGGAGAGCTATTAACCCTCCCGAGTATCATCTAATAAGATGTCCATATCTCGTGTACTAACTGCAGTACATCCAAAGATATCTCCTCGTAGTTCTTAACCTACTTATAAACTAATCAAATTATATCTACTACCCACACGGGGCCATAAACGTGATTGCGCCTATCACTTTATGTATATTACTATTTTTCTATTTTTACTTTTACTGGCGCCATGTAGTCAATCAATAAGAATCTCTGTTCCCCCAACATCATACACGTTACAAATATTATACTAAACAAACAATAACATATATAAAATAAAATAAAATAAAATATTAAAACAACCGAAGCCGTTTAAAAGAGGTCCCTACACACAAGTGCATAGTTCACGGACCTTGGACAAAATCTATGGGCGAGTATACGATTTCATCCTTCGCTGGTACAAGTACCTTACCTCGCAAGCGAGTTAGAAAAGAGGCATGCG